GTTCCTCACCCCGCGGCGCGACTAGCCCCGCCGTGCCAATTATGCGGCTCCCCCTGGGGGGCCCGCTGCGCGCACCCTAGCGCGCGTGGATGCCCTGCCCCGCACGCTCGAGTTGCCCCCGCTGTTTCTTCGGGCGGAGATTCCTCCCAGTAGCATCAATCGAGAACAGCGCACGTTTGACGTGACGTTCTCGACCGGCGCGCTCGGCCACCAGCGTGATCCGATCTCGGGCATGCGGTACATGGAGCGGCTGGACATTGACGCGGCTGCCGTGCGCCTGGGACGGCTCAATCGTGGCGCCCCGTTCCTCAAGGATCATGGCATCCGGGATCTCGACAATCAGGTCGGCGTGGTCGTGCCGGGCAGCGCCCGCATTGCCAAGGGGCAGGCCATCGCCACCATCCGCCTATCGGCGCGCGCCGCCGTCGACCCCCTCTGGCAGGACATCCAGGACGGCATCATCCGCAACATCAGCACCGGGTATCACGTGCACAAGTATCTCCGCGTTGAAGACGACGGGGAGCTACCGACGTTGCGGGCGATCGATTGGGAGCCGTTCGAAATCTCCGTGGTCACCACGCCGGTCGATGCGGGGGCCCAGGTGCGCGCCGCGCCACTCACGGAGACCACGCCCTGCGTCATTCTGACGTCGGATGCGGAGTTAGCCAAGAAGGAGCTGACCACCATGGCAGACGAGACGCAGTCGGAAAGCGTCCTCACCGAAAACCCGCTGCTCCCACGGTCGGTCGAGCCCCAGCGGGAGGCGGCGCCGGAGCCGAATGAACGCGACGAGGGAGCGGCGCAGGAAAACGAGCGCGTTGAGGGCATCCGCAACGCATGCCTCGCGACGAAGATGACGCGCGCCTTCGAGGACAAGCTGATCCGGGATCGCACGCTCTCGCTGGTGAAGGCGCAAGGGCTCGTGCTCGACGAACTCCGCAAACGCGGGGGCGATGACCGGGGGCCCGCGACCACCGCGGTCTCGAACGGCGCGCATGGCTCCGTGGGGGATGACCCGTTGCTCCATGTGCGCGCGGGAATCGAAGGCGCCATCCTGCACCGGATTGCCGCGGATCGCTTTCCACTCAACGAGCAGAGCCGGCCCTATCGCGGCATGAGCCTGCTCGACGTGGGCCGTGCGTTTTTGAATGCGCGCGGGGTGCGCACGAGCAGCTTGGATCGCTCGCGGCTGGTGGACATCTTGCTCACGCGGACGGGGCTGCACACCACGACCGACTTTCCGGGGCTGTTTGAGGATGCCGCGAACAAGAATCTGCGCGCGGCCTATGAGGCGGCCCCGCAAACGTGGCTGCCGATCTCACGGCTCGTCACGCTCTCCGACTTCAAGCCGTCGCGGCAACTGCAGGTCGGCGATGCCCCCGCGCTGCTGGAGATCCTCGAGCACGGGGAATATACCTTCGGCACCATCGGGGAAGCCAAGGAAAGCATCCAGCTCAAGACCTACGGGCGCATGTTCGGTATTACCCGGCAGGCCCTCATCAACGATGACTTGAACGCCTTCGGCGAAGTGCCGGCTGCATTTGGCCGCAAGGCGCGGGATATCGAGTCCGACCTGGCATGGGCGCAGATCACGACCAATCCGGTCATGGGTGACGGCATCGCGCTCTTCCAGGCGGCGAATCATTTCAATCTGACATCCTCCGGCACGGTGATCTCCGTGACCTCGCTCGGCGTGGGCCGGGCCGCCCTGCGTAATCAGAAGGGCATTGATCTCGTGACCCCGCTCAACCTGTCCCCGCGGTATCTGATCGTCCCGGCGGCGCTGGAGACCATCGCCGATCAGTTTGTGACACAGATCACCCCTGCCTTGAGCGGGAGCGTGAATCCCTTCTCAGCGACGGGGCGCACACCGCTCACCACGCTGGTGGAGCCACGCTTGGACGTGAATAGCGCCATTTCCTGGTACATGGCGACGGGCACCGAGCAGGCGCCGTTGCTCTATCACGGCGTGCTCGACGGGCAAGAAGGGCCGCTCGTGACGCAAATGGAAGGTTTCGACGTGGACGGCATGAAGTTCCGCTGTCGGATTGACGTGGCGTTTAAGGCGGCAGATTGGCGCGCAGGTTATAAAAATTTGGGTGCATAGTATTGATTTTATTGACGTATATGACACCAATGGACGCGACAATCAAGCCGATCCCTGGCATTCCCGGTTATCTCGCCGGGTCAGACGGCACGATCTGGTCGGCGATGCCGGGACGCTGGGGCAAGTACAAATCGCTCCATGTGATCCGTCCGTATCACGACAAGAAGAGAACGGGGTACCTCCACGTTACGCTGCGTGCCAATGGCGTGAAGCGGCGCTATACGGTCCACGGACTCGTGGCCACTGCCTTCCTCGGGTTGCGACCGGACGGCATGGTCGTCTGCCACCGCAATCTCGACAGCACTGACAACCGCGCCGATAACCTCATGCACGCCACGCAGGCCGAGAACATCCAGCAGGGCGTGGAGGCGGGTCGGCATGTCCGCGGCGAACGCCAGCACCTAGCCAAGCTCACGGAAGACAGTGTGCGCGCGATTCGTGAGCGGCTCGCGGCGGGTGAATCCTCCGCGGCCCTCGCGCGCGCCTACGGTGTCTCTAAGGCCACCATCGGGCAGATCAAGGGGCATCGAACCTGGCGGCATCTCGCCGCAGTCTCGGCGACGGCGTAAGGAGAGCGTATGAAAACTTTTCTGCAAGAGGGTGAGAACCCGACGTTCACGGCGCCGGCCAACGTCACCTCCGGCATTGGCGTCAAGGTGGGCGACGCGCTGGTGATCGCGGCTATTACCGCGGCGAGTGGCGCGCAGTTTACCGGCGTGATTCGCGGCGTGGTCGAGCACGCGAAGCTGTCGGCGCAAGCATGGACGGAAGGGCAGGCGGTCAACTGGGATGATGCGGCGAAACGATTCACGACCGTCACCACCGGCAACTTCAAGGCTGGCTACGCCTACCGGGCGGCCGCCAACCCCTCGGCGACAGGCTTGGTGATGTTGACGGGTGTCGGGCTCGGGGCGGCGCTCGCCTAGCGGCGCGGACAAGGAGAATGGAGATGGACAAAGACAAGCCGCTCGACAAGCCGGCCGAGCCGCCTCCCGCGGGGCGCCTGGGACGAGTGACGCCGCCGGCACCGGCACCGGCGTCGGTCACGATGCAGGCCTATGTGGCGCCCGCCGGCGGGGTCGTCGCGGGCCGGGGGTATTGGATCGACGGGCATCTGCTGATTGCCGATACCACCGCGGAGGCGGGCGTGCTGTTTCATGCGCGCACGGGCGTCGTGGACTACGACAAGGTGCACGAGGAAGCGTGGACGGCGGGCGATCTGATTTACTGGTATGCCATCGGGGGCTGTATGACGAATGGCACGGGCGTCGCCCCGCTCCCGGGCACGCGGCACGTCGAGTTGCCCTCGGACGTCTTCAAGGTAGGCGCGGCCGAGCTAGATGCGCCCCGTCCGTCGACCACCGGCCGCGTAAAGCTGGACCCGCTGCCGACGGAGCCAGGTCCGAAGTAGTCATGGCTGATACCCGCCCGGCCCTGGCGCCCTACACGACGGCCTATGCGCTGCCGGCGACCCTGCGCGGGTCCTTGGCCGTGACGGTTATCTGGGACGCCTACCGCCCTGTCGCTGAGGCCTCAGCCGACGTGGTGACGTATGACACGGACTGGGCCTCCTTTCGCGTCGATGAGGTCGGCGACATCGATGCCGGTGACACCTTTACGGCTCCGCGGGTGCTGGGCGCAATGGTCCGGACGTATCGCGTGGAGCGGGTGGACCGGAGTGACCCCGAGTTTTTGCACGTGGTGACAAAGACCCGATGATCACGGTGACGGGCACGGAGGCACTCACGCGGCGTCTCCTTGAGATTGGGCAGGATGCGCCGAAGGCCGCCACACGCGCCGTCAATAAGACGGTGACCGGACTCAAGACGGCCGCGACCCGCCTCGTTGGGCGCGAGCTGGGGGTGACGCGCGTGACGCTCGTGGGGACGAAGGAGAAGCGGACCGACTTCTTTACGGTCACGAAGGCCACCTATACCAATCAGGTGGGTGTGCTCGGCGTCTCGACGAGGCGGTTGCCGCTGATCCTCTTCAGTGCGCGGGAAACGTCCACCGGCGTGACGTATCGCTTGCCGGGGGGGCGCGGGCATCTGCCCGGCGCGTTTCTGGCCACGATGCAGAGTGGGCATACGGGCGTCTACCGGCGCGCGCGGCCCAGCGTCCGGCAATCCGCCGGCCGGCCTGGCACATCCTTCAACCTGCCCATTGACGAAGCGTTCGGGCCCTCCCCCGGGGCGGTGATCCGTCGCCATGAGACGGAGATGCAGCAACTCGGTCAGACGCTGCTCGAGAAGAACATGGCACATGAGATCGACTGGATTCTTCAGCAGCGTGTGGCGGCCGGGGACGAGTAGATGCTGCCCGAGGCGGTGGAGGAATTGATCGAGGCCGCCATGGCGGAGCGTCTCGCCACCATTCAAGCCGGGACGGTGATCTACAACGAGCCGTCGGCGACGGTGGAGTATTGGATGACCCCGTGGGTGACGCGCGAGCTGTTGCCGATTGACCAATACAAGGCGGATGAGCTTGAGACGGGGGTGCTGGGCGTGATGCGGGCCTCCGGGAGTCTCATCGAGGTGAATCCCCGCGAGCCCGACGGCGAGCACGCGCATCGTGTCGCCGTGTGGGGCTATGTGAGCAAGACCCCCGACATGATCGCCGGGACGGCCCTCAATCGTCTCGCCTCGGACGCGCGCCGCTGCCTGATGACCGATCGCTATCTCGGCGGGCTCGTCATGGATCTCCGGCCCGATGGCCCGCGCGACACCGACGATGCGGCGCGCGAGCCGCGGGCGTTTTTTCGCCAACACTGGGTCGCCCGGATGAGTGAAGCGTTTCCACAAGGAGATTGACTTATGGCCGTCACCGTTGGGGGCTACATCAAGGTCTCGGCATTTTTGACGGATGATCGCACGCTCGTGACGGGGGCGGCATCGGAGGTGGGGCGGCGCACGATCAGTGCGGATGGCGCCTGGCTCTTGGCCGCGGGCATCGCGGCGGGGCAGGGGGACCGCGTGTGGGGGGACATAGTGACGGCGGGGTCGACGGCGACCGTCGCGCATGATCTTGCGACGGGCGGCAATCTGACCGATCCCTTTGGCGCCCCGGTCGTGTTCGTGAAGCTGCGCGCGATTGTGATGGTCGCGTCTGGGCTGGCGGGCGTGGCCAATACCACGACCTTGGAGTTGCGGCGGCCGGCCACCGCGATTGGTGTGCCGTTCCTGACCTTGGTCAATGCCGGGATCATGCCCATTAGTGCGGGCGGGATGATTGTCATCTCTGATCCCCTCGCGGGGGTCGGCGTCGTCGCGGCCTCGGCCGATATCATTCATGTGGTGAACACGGCCGGCGCGAATGCGGGCTATCAAATGATTTTTGTCGGGACCTCAGCGTAGGAGCTAACAGGAGAGACCACGATGGACGTGTGGACCGTGATGCAGGGGCAAGAAGGCGGGATCGGCAAGGGCTTGAGCACATATCCGGACAGCGATGATCGAGAGCAGCGCGACGCGCACGAGGAATGCCTCGAGCTGGAGAAGCAGGGCAAGGTGCGGCGCCATATTGACATGGAGCACGCCACGTCCGGGACGCGCTACGTGATGTGGCTGCCGGTCGAGGAGGAGGCCTAAAGCCGCTATGCCCGTGGCCGTCGCGGCGCCCGAGGGGCTCACGCCCAAAGCACTGCGCGCCTGGAAGTTTCTCGAGGCGCATCAGCAGCGCATGGCGAGCAAGCGCGGATTACGGGAGTTCAAGTGCGGGGGGTGTAACGCGGTGATCGCGCATTATGTGCCGCCGATTGCCCTGTTCCTGTGGCCGTGTCAGCACTGCGGGCACATCAACAAATACTCCACCAGCGGCGGCGACGGGAGCTAGACCGACGCATCGTTCCTAACGGATCGCGGATGCACACGGGAGGGGCATACATGCTCCTGCGGCCGGTAGCCATGGCCCGAAACACGAAGGGGGTAGGCCATGGCGAAGATCTTCGGAGGCAAGGCGACGCTCTGGCGCGCCATTACCGGAGCCGTCGGCGAGACGTCATTCGTGCAGGTGCCTCAGGTGACCGACCTGGCCACGAGCGGCGGCGAGTCCAACATGATCACGACGACCAACCGCGACGACCTGGCGGTGGCGTTGGCCGAGGTGCAGCAACCGGGATTGATCTCCCCGGCGAGCGTCGACTTTACCGTGCAATTCGACATGGATCTCGCAACGCACACGGGCATGGTCACGGACGCCGAGCAGCAAACCGAGCGCAACTTCCAGATCCGCATTGTCGGCGTCACCAATCGCGCCAAGTTCCGTGGATTCCAGAAGGCCTTGCCGCAAAGCTTTGGCATGTCCGAGCTCGTGTTGGCCCGGACCGGCATC